CCCTCAATCGTTGCCGGGAGATATATCTGCATCGGCTGCGTATAGCCGACAGAGCCCGTGAACCGAGAGCCGAAAACTACGCTGTCGGAACGAACCGAGGCGCGTCGTGAACACCCGCTTGCGCGTCTCGCCGGTTGCCCCGGTCGCCAGAGTCCGCGCCGGCTTCCAGTTTCGAGAACCGTCATCGGACCAGTCCAGCGTAACCGGCCCCGCCACGCTCGCTCCTCCGACCTCCATTTCGATCTCGATCCGCGCGCAAAACGCCCGCCGCGTCTTCGCCCACAACGGCGGCAGCACCGCCTGCCTGATGACCGTCACGCCCGCGTCCTCCGCTTGCATCCCTAGCGTGTAGAGCTGCCCGGTCGCGCGGTCGCCGAACAGGTGCAGCGAGTTGTTATCGACGGCCGCCATCCAGGCCGCCCACGGTGCGTGCCCGTCCGTGCTGGTCGATCTCTCGTGCCATTTGTCGGTCGCCACGTCATAGACCAGTGTGCGGTCATCCAGCGTCGTCAGGCAATAGAACCAATGCCCCCGATAGGCGTGCGTCACCGCGTCGAGGCTGACCGAGTTACCGGCGATGATGGCCTCGATCGCGTGCGTGGATATTCGTTTCGGTGTGTAGCCGTTCGATCGGTAGACGATGCCGTCGATACCCACCCAGAACAACGACTGATCGGCTTTGCAGACCGAGAGCGGCGAGCCGGTGCCGATCGGAACCACACCGCCAGCCATCCGCCGGAATGGAAAGAAGCTGACGCCCGGCGTCGTTTCCAGTCCGCTCGACCCGGCGTTATACCAAACCTCGAAGCCGTTTTCACCGATCGTCCAGACCTGTTCGCGGTGACTGATCACACGGCGAACGGCATTGGGCATCGCATCGCTGAAAACGAAGTCGAGCGCGTCGAAACTGGTTGGATCAAGCAGTCTCGAGATGAACCATTGCGAGGTGTCGCCGAGCGAGGAAAACGCGAAATACCCATCCACGTAACAAACCGATGACGCGCCGGGGTAATCGGGATCGGTGATCAGGTTCAGCGCGTCGCCAGGAAGGTGTCCGCAGGTATAGGCGCGGGGCGGGACGCAAATCACGGCGGCGATCGGTCCCGCCGCGATGGTCACGAAGCTGTTCCACGGCGACGTGCCCGCGTCCGCCGCTTTGGTGCCGCTCACGAAATAGATCACGCCGGGCGCTTCGTCGTTCATCGCCAAAATTGGATCTGGGCCAACAGAAAGATACGGCACCAACCCAGGCGTGGAGACCAACGGCGTCGTCGTCCGCGCGTCCGCTGGCGCCTGTTCCACCATCAGATTCAGCAGCTTCTTGGCGCTCAACGGCAGCGACGGATGCTCGTAGATTTCCGTGGGAAACGGAATCCGCTGCATCCCCTTCGGCGGGGGCAACGCCTTCTGTAACGTGTCGAGCGTGTCGCTCATCGCATTTTTCGCACCGATAGGCGGCCGCCCGCCTGCATCGTCGAAACCCCGAAATTGGCTTGCGCCACGAGGTAAATCGTGCCGGGTGCCGTTAGGGTAATCTGGCCGGGGCCAACCGGGATCGTCTGCGCCGCGCCGGTCGTCAGGCCGCCCGCGAGCGTGGTTTGCAGCCCACTTGTCGGGCCGGGAAACGCCGCCGTGACGATGTTGATCCCGATGTTCACGCTCGCCACCGTCGTAGTGGCGGCGGGTGCGAAACTGACAACGCCGCGCACGTCCCAGTCGCCGGGTTGCAACGCGAACGCCGTGACATTCGTGGTCACGCCAGTGGACAGCGACACGCTGACGGCCTGCACGTTCTCCAGATAAGCGCCCACCGAGGCGGCATCGCCATGCACGCCGTCGATCGAACTGTTCGCCGCGGTGACGTTGGTCAGCATGTTGAGCGCCGACGTGGCGTTGCCGGTGATCCGGCACCCGGAGATCGTGATCTTGTCCTGGCCGATGGAGACGCCGAACTTTTGGTTGCCCGTGCCGGCGGCGACGTTCCACTGGCCAATAAACGAGCCGCTGACGATCATCCCCGCCGTCGCCCCGGCGGCCAGCATGATGCCGCTCTGCGCCCCCACGAGGCCCGCGAGGCCGTTGTTGGTGATCTGACATCCGCTGACGGACACGGGCGCACCGAGCGCCCCGTACAGTGCCGCCGCCGAGTATATGCCCTCGTTGGCGCAGCCGTTGACGACGGTATCGTGAATGAGAACACCGCTGTTGTTAGCGGAAATCAAAATCCCACGCGCGGCGTTGCTCGCGGGCGTGGCGCTGCCGATGCCGGTGGGCAGCGTGCCGGCCAGTTCGATGAACGCCTCGATCGAATGGTTGACGCCGTAGGTGTCCAGATAGATTTCGTGCGAGCCGTCCGCGCCGAAAAACGAATTGGAGCCGATCCTGATGTCGGCGATTTTACAGTTCGGGCCGCCTTCAAACCAGATGCCGCCGCCCGTGTTGGCGAACGTGGACACGTTGCGAAACTCGCCCAGTGCCAGGGCCGGCGCGTTCGCCATTGTCTGCGCCACGCCTTCGACGAAAATACCGTGACCATCGCAGAACTGGGCCAGCACGTGGTCGAACGTCCATTGCAACGCCATCGAGGCGACGCTGTTGGTGCCTACGGTGTTGGTGACGTAAATGCCATCTCCGTGACAACTATCGACAATGACATCGCGCACCATCGAGAAGTCGGTCGGACCCAGGCACAGGCCACGCTGCTGCCCGGTGATCAGCAGATCGTATAACAAGATTTCCGCCACCGCGTCGTTGGCGCCGGTGTGTGCCGTCTCGATACCGCAACCGGTGGCGTCCGGCACCACCGAGCGGGTGATGGTCATGCCTATGATGGCGACTTTGTTCGAACCGTTCGCGAGCCTGAACACCGGGCCGCTGACCGCGCCGCTACGGATGACGGTGGCGCCCGATCCCGCACCGACCAACCGCTGTCCCGTTGTCGTGGGTGGGTTGAGGTTCGTGACCTGATACGTCTTGGCGCCGAAACGAACATTCTTGCCGGTGGCGATGGCGGCGTTGATGGCGGCGGTATCGTTGGTCGAGCCATCGCCGAGCGCGCCGTAGTCCTCCGGCGCCACGGAGTTGAGCGCGGTGCTGATATAGGTCCGCAGCGCGAGGGCGCCGAACCGGCCCGATCCGGCGCGTTCTCCGACGAATGACGATGTATCGGTGACGGCGCCCAGATCGGGCATGTCGATGATGCGGGTGCCGGGGAAAACGGCGACGGTCATATCAGCGGCACTCCATCGAGAAAGATGACCTCGGTCTCCACGTCGGTCAGCACCGCCGGGTTGGTGTCGGTCAACATGATGACCGGCGTGACAGCACGCGAGACCATCGGGCGAACGTGCAGATGCCCTTCGGACAGCAGTTCCGCCGTGCCCCCGCCGTCAGCGTCGAAGTAAATGGCCCAGCGGCAACGGCGCGGCCAGCAGCCCATCGTGCCCGCGGGGACGACGATGGCGAACGTGCCGCTGATCGCGTCCAGGATCACACCCGTCGCCGACCACAGCACCGTCCCCGGCCCCGCCACACCGCCACCATGCCAACCGCCCCAGCCGTAATCATCGCCAGACCCCCAACCGCCGAAGTGCGGGCCGTAGCCGCCTCGGTGATCGGGCCAGACGAACATCGAGACCGCCGGACCGCCGATACCGCCCGACAGTTCTATTGGCAGCGCGTCGGGGCTGTCGCGATCCACGACGGAGATCAGCAACGTGACGCTATCGGTGCCGCCGAGCACGAGGTCGCGCGTCGGCACGCGGACGGGCGAGACGCGATCGAGCGGCAGGGTGAGGGAGAATGCGGTCATCAGTGGGCTCCCAGGCGGTCACGAATATCCGTACAGGTCTCCACGACCGCGATAAACTTTCCGTTCGTGGTAACCACGACGCAACGGACACTTCTGGTAAAATGTTTTAAGTCTGTATCGACTGGCTCTCGCAAACTACTGATCGCTCGCGGATTTAAGAATGCACGCTGCCCATCCGGGCCATGTAACTCTATAAATTCCACCCCCGAAATAAGTATCAGTGCCCACGAAGCGCGGGTAACGATAAGGCCGGGTGCGCGTTCACCATCGCTCATCCCAGACGCGCGATGACGGTCAGCAGCCCCGTCACCGGCGATGTCATCGTGGTAACGCCGTCCACCTTTATCCCGCCCAGCGTCACCGTGCTGGCGATCGGCAACACGTATGCGGGCTGATTCGGTAGCCCGGCGCTCGTTGGGTAGTCGCTGAACCTGATGTGATACGGGATGTATGCCATCTCAAAAATACTCCACGACTACGCGCTCGCCACTTGTCGGTAGCGCCACGTAACGAAAGATGGCGACCATCGCCATCGCCGCGTCTTTCGGATCGGTCTTCCGCTCGAACAACGGCGCGAGGGCGTCGGCGGCGAGAACGACATACGAGTTGCCCACGGCATCCGGAATATCAGCCGAGGACCAACGCGCGATCCCGCGCATCGCCAGATCGTTGTGAACGTCCATGACCGCCTTGGCCGCGTTGTCGTCCGCCGACAGCACCATGGCGCCCTTGCGAACGCGCGCCTCCAGCAGCGCCAGGACGGCCGGATCGACCGCTTTGCCAAAGCTGGACGCCATCTGGCCAGCCGTGAGTTTGGTGAACTCCTCCACGAACGCACGCGGCACGGCGGTCGCGTCCCACCAGATGACGCCCTGAGCGTCGAGCGCGGCATGGACAGACGCCACCTTGTCCAGCGCCAACGCCTGATCGCTCGGGATGGGCGTTTCGTCCGAGGCGATGACGCCCAACTCGACCAGGGCCATCGTGGCAATGGTGGCGGCGGGGACCATCTCCGTGAGGGTCGGGCTGTCATCGAGCGGCACGACCCTGACCCCGAGAAGCCTGAGCGCCTGTTGCGCGAGCGTTGAGACGGGGACGGTCATCAGATGCTCCCGCGCTGTCGCATCAGCCGCAGCCATTGGGCGTATCGCGGATCGTTCGGATTCATCGGCACCTGCGTCGCGGCCGCCGGCAGCCACCCCTCCACCTGAACGCCGCCGGGGAGTTGCTGAATTAGGTTCTCCTGCGGGACGCCGCGCATCGTGTAGCCAGGGCCGGGGATCGCGGGCTCCGGCGGTTCCTTCTCCATACGCGGATCTATGGCGCTGTTACCGTTTTGGAGCCTCTGAAGACGGAATGCCCAATCGTCGGCTGTCGGCTCGCCCGAGACAAAGCCCTTGCCGTGCAGCCCCGGCGGCGGCGGTCCCATTTGACCCGGCAGACCACCGGGCATCGGCGGCTCCGGTATGCCGCTGAAATCCGGCTGCATCATCGGCGCCGGCCAACCGGGCATCGGCTGGTCTGGCACCTCGCCGGGTGTCACGGGTGCTGGCGGGGTTTCGTCGAGCGGCAACATCAGCTTGTTCCGCACGTCCGCTATGCGCGCATACGGCGACGCATACCCCGCCATCATCCGGTTTGGTGCGGGCACGTTACCGGCTTGCCGCCCCGGCCACGCTGCCCGCCGGCGGTGGCGGCACGTCGTCAGGCTCGGCGATGATGCCAGCCGCGAGGCTGGACATGCGCGTGGCGTGCCCGGAGACCGAGTGCCGTGTGCTTACCGGAGGCTCGGGCGGAACCCACGGCTCGCCGGTCGGCGGCCCTGACGGGTTCGTGGGATCGAGGCCCACGGCGATCAGGTGCGCGTCCCGGATCATCGTATTTTCCTCGATGGTCCCGCCCGCGCCACCGCGTGCGCCGAGGCTGCCGTCTCCGTTGTAGTCCAGGATGATTTGCGCGCCGATGGAGTTCGACGCCATCAGTTCGCGCTGCTCCGGCGTGCGCCCGAACATATCGGAGCCGGGGGGCGCGGCGGTCGCGGCGACGCGCGTTGTCTTGGTCTCGTGATCCGCGCCCGCCGCCGCGCCCGTTACGGTCGGGGCCTTCTTACGGTCGTCCTTGTCGTCGTCATCGTGTTTCGTTGCCATGATGAAATCTCCTATGCGTCGGCGACAGCCGACGTGAAGACGGAAACGACACCGGCATCAACCGGTTTCGTGGTGTCCACGGTCGGGTCGGTGCCAAAGCGTAACTTCCCGATGCCACGCATCTCCTGAATCCCGACGCCATGCATGTATCCGTAGTCACGCGTGTTCGTCGTTGACTTCATCCGTTGCGCCCACGCAACGCCCAACGCCTGCGCGCCGCACAGCGCCGACATGGCGACGTCGATGCCGCCGCCACCCGCTCCGGCGATGACCGGCATCTCGGGGACTTCGCGGATGATCACGCCGTTGTAGAGAAGGTCTCCAGCCGTGAACAACGGGTTGTCGCGGCCACGATCCCACGCGTATTGCAACGTATTGATGATCACCGGGTCTTGCATCAGGTCGCGGAACGGCAACGAAGGCATGAACATCACGAACCATTCCTCGTCATCGTTGACGGAGATCGGCCGGATGCGCGGCGAGGCGGTCCGCGCGATGCGCTTGGCCAGCGTGACGGTCGCCGCCGTCATCTTGCCGGTCGCGGCGGTGATCGTCGCCAGCGCGGTCGCCATGACGCCGGAAACAGCGTTCGCCTTGCTGTTGCCGAACAATACGCGGTCGGCGTTGTTGACCATCCAGTAGTTACGCTGGGCGGCGGTGGCGGCTGTGTAGGAAATCTGCACGCTGCCGTCCGCCGTGATGGCTTCGAGCGACGTGATGATGTCGCTTCTCATCTTCTCCAGTTCCCAGTTCATCAGCGCCTCACGCGCCGCTTCCCTGAGATCGATCACCGACTTCTGCTCGTCCCAGTCCGAGACCGCGACCGCGTGGCGGAACGCGGAGACGACGAGGTTCAGGCTGCGGGCGTTGAGGATTTCCTCATTGCCCTCTAACACCGTATTTCCGGAGACACCCGCGCCGATGAGACGGCGAACGGTTGGGAAAACCACGGTATCGCCCGACTTCCGGGTCAGGTCTTCGCGCACCTGGATCATGCTGCCCATGGTTGTTCCCATGTAGCGAGCAAATTGGTTCTTCCGGATATACTCGCTGAAGAAGTCACTGTCCCAGATAATCGGGGTCAGCCCCTGCCGTGCAGAGGTCAGATTCATGTCCGCCATTTGGCAAGACTCCTGTCGCAATTCGGGATTGAGGGGGCGTGGAGGAACGCCCGGTCAGTCCCCCGGCGACGGGTCACACCAGTTTAAGGCCCTGGCGGCAGGCCGGCGCCCGTTAACCCCGGCGACGGGTTGCCTTTGCTTCCGCGATAGTGCGCCCGATTATGCCCGGCGACGGCGGCGGTTGCTCCGGCACGACCATATTAGCACGTTGTCAGCGGCGCGGAAACCCGCCGTTGGACGCGGGAGACGACCACTGTTATATTCCGTCTGAGTGTGCAATGAGTGGTCTGCTCACACCAGCATAGGAGTAATGGCATGGGGCGACAATCCATTGACGGAAGCCTCTCGGTTGATCGGCTCAGAGAACTGCTGAACTACGACCCCATGACCGGCCTGTTCACATGGCCTCGGCGACGGCGAACCGGTCGCCTGAACGCGCACGCGGATTTCCCGGCCGGCCACCGGAAATCCGGGAAGGAGGGCGGATATGTCGTGATCCGCGTCAATTTCCAGCTTTACCGCGCCCACCGTCTGGCGTGGTTCTATATTCACGGCGAATGGCCACTCGGCGAGATCGACCACATCAATGGCGATCCATCCGACAACCGCATCGCCAATCTTAGGCTGGCCACGAGTTCCAACCAACGGATGAACGCACGGCGCCGCTCCGACAACACCAGCGGCACGAAAGGCGTCTGGTTTGACAAACGTCGCGGGCAATGGATCGCCGAGATCATGGTCGACGGCAAGAAGCATCACGTCGGCCAGTTCGCGACCTTACTTGAGGCGAAGGGCGCGCGGATCGGCGCCGCTGTGCGCTTGCACGGTGCCTTCGCCAGAATT